CTTTGTCTGTGGCAGCGGTATACAACGCTATGATTTGATTATTAGCATAAACGTCAGCAGAATCGTATACTGGCTCGACCCTACCATTTGTGCCGAATCTTAGTCCAGTAACCGCAGTGAACGGATGGGTATGCGGTTTCGGTGCCGCAGAACCCGAAGGATCGTTTGCTGGTGACGGTGATGGACTGATTGTTGGTGTTGTTGCCATACTTTATTTAAGCCAGTTGTATTCCGGTAGTAGTTTGAATAAACTGATCGGCAAACATTTTATCAGTAGCTTCTGCTACTGTTACTGTTGTTTTTAACAACTTAACATCTTTCTCTGGACTAACAGTAAACAAGTAAGGCATTAGACCTGGACCTTTCTGCCCCATGCCGATAACCATTGGACGATTAAGTTTATAATACTTGTCTGTTTCTTCAGCCAGCTTCGCTACGATTTCTTCACCACTTGTTAGTTTAAGTGTGATTACTTCTCCTACGCTTACGCCTTTATCAATTAGCATCTGTTAACCTTTTCTTTAGTTCTGTAAATCCGCCAACTAGTTCTCCATCTAGGAAAATCTGTGGCACTGTTCTTGCTGTAGGTACTGCTTCTAGCAACTGTTCTTTAGTCCAGTCTGTACTTACATTTCTTTCTTCGTACTCAATGCCTTTCATCTTAAGCAGGTTTTTGGCCTGATCGCAAAACGGACATTGATTCTTGCTCCATACTATCGCTCTCATTTTCTTGTCCTTTTAGCTTGAATATATAACAGCACCGTTCTTGTCAGTGACTCTAACTAACAGCATACCTTTGTTTTTGTATGCTAATGCTGAACTGATAGCAGCTTGTTCGCTGCCATAATGTCCAATAGTAGTCCATGACTCGTAGGGTGATGTTTTTTTGAATTGTGCTTTATACATGATATTATATATATTATAGCACAGGTAATGCATCGTAATCAAGAGCATCGCTCATAACTCCGATAACATAGTTTGTGCTTTCGTTTTCTTGTAGAGCAGTTTGCTTTTTGGATGTATCGCTGTGTTTGTTAAACCATGGGATCGGGCTGCTCTTCGGTGCTGGACTATGGTACTTGATGCCAATGTCTTTCAATGCACCTGCGGCTGTGTAATCTACAAAGTCACGCAAGATATTTGCATTAAGTCCAATCACTGGTCCTTTTTGGAATAGATAATCTGCCCATTCTTTTTCTTCACGTATGACATCCATATACAGGTTGTATACTTCTTGTTCGCATTCTGATCTAATGTCAGCAAAGCGAGGATCTTCTTTGACAACTTGATTGATCAAATAGGCAGTCCAACCTTTGTGTAGTAGTTCGTCTTGTAGGATCAAACTGATGATGTTGCCATTGCCAATAAAGATCTTGTTCTCTACCATTGCTAATGATGTGGCAAAGCTAACCATAAAGCGGAAAGCTTCTAAGGCATAACTTGCGTGTAATGCTAACCAAATAGCTTTGATATATTCCTTCTCTGGAATAGTTTCGCCTAGCTCTTTACGGCAGTTAATAACATGTAACTTGTCATAGTAGTTACCAACACTAGACGCCATGCTGACAATCTCGTTAGTGTCGTGAATAGTATTAAACACTTCCTTAGGCACATTGTAGATATTACGAATGATGTGGCTGTAACTGCGACTGTGAATGTTTGTTTCAAAGAATGTCCAGTTATAGATAAGTGCTTCTAGTTCTGGTAATGACACTACCGGAGCGAACACTTGACTAGGGCCACGACCCTGAATACTGTCAAGAGCAGTTTGGCGTAGTAGGTTACTGGTAAAGATGTGCTTGACTGCATCGCTGGCATCTTTAAAGTCGTTGGCATCTTTGCTTAGACTGATCTCTTCGGGTACCCAAAAGAAACCACGTGCTGTCTGTTCGAAGTCGACAACTTTTTTATACTTCACTTCTTCAAATCGTTGGATGGTAACTGGACCGGCTGGGTCCAGAAACATCTTACGACTCAGATAGTCTGTCTTTGTGTTTAAATTATATTGTGCTTTACTCATTTTAATATTTTCCTGAAGCAAGTACTATCTTGCAAATGTGTTCTAATCTTTCTATATGCTCGTATGCTCGCCATGGGCTTGTATCAATAGCAACAACTCCGTGGCCTTTAATACCTACAATGTCATAGGCAATGTTTCCTTGATTGTCTAAGCCTAGTTTATCAAAACATTGATCAGCTAGCTCTTGACTAATAGGAGGCACATCACCTACATTAGGTGCTACCTTAGTATAACGATTGAGTTCTGGGAACGCATCGCTGATTGTACTTAGATCAATGCCGGCATGCATGGCCGCAATACAGTATGTGGGGTGGACATGTACAACTACACGTACTTCACCTGCATGTTGTCCCATGCGTTTTTGTAAACCAAAGTGTAAAGGTATCTCCCCACTAGGCTTTAGATTAGCACTGATATCACTATATGGAAGTTCAGTCCAGTTCCATATATCAATAGGTTGGTACATAATACCAATCTTCTTAAACTGATCAGGTTGTAGTGTTTGCTTACGCACACCGCTTGGTGTGATGTAGAAATGGTCGCGGTCGTGATGACGAATACTTACGTTACCATCACGGCTGGTAATCCAGTTACGCTTGTATGCGTCAACTAATATATCGCAAATAGTTTCTAGCATTATAGTTTACATGCCTCGCAATCATCTTCTAACTCATCTTCAATGAGCTCACGTTCATTGTGAAAACCATTGTAATGTACTTCGGGTGTTCTTTCTTCAGTGGCTTTGCTACCTGCTTTGTTAATCAAGCTGTAGTAGAATGTCTTAATACCCCAATAATGTGCCTGCATCAAGTTCTTGGCAATCAATGTAGTTGGTACTCTGCGATCTGCAAAGTGTGCTGGATTGTAAAATGTGTTTGTTGAAATACTCTGATCTACATATGCTGCCAATACTGCCGCAGTCTTTAGGTATGCATCACAGTCTTTTTGTTCCCACATCATTTGATATCTGTTCTTGAGTTTGTGATACTCAGGTACAACTTGAATAAATGATCCAGCCTTTGATTCTTTGACACTTATAAGGCTCATTGGCATTTCAATGCCGTTGGTGCTGTTGATAACAACACTAGAACTTTCAACAGGTGCAATGGCCATAAGTGTTGCATTGCGTACACCGTATTGCTTCATATCTGTTCTTAGTGTTTCCCAATCAAGTTCAGGAGCAAAGTCTGCTAGTTCATTAACACCATTGGCACGTAGTTCCCAGGGGAAGATGCCTTGGCCATATCGTGTCTTGTGACTATCTAAACAAGCACCACGCTCTTTGGCTAGTTCAACTGAAGCTTCAGTTAGGTAATAGGCTTGATGCTCCATCCATGTCTTAACATCTTGTAGTGCATCTTTCTCGCCATACTTGTATCCACGTTTGGCATGCCAATAGGCCAAGTTAGTAACACCGACACCTAATGGCTGTATCTCATCGTTTGAAAGTTTACTTTGAATCGACAAGAAGTCTTGGTAGTCAAGGATGTTACACAAAGATCTTTGTAGGATACGACAAGCCCTACGCATATCCTCTGGGTTACGGAACGATCCCCAGTTGATAGATCCCAGTGTACATAACGCTATGCGCCCAGCATCGTCGGTTAATCTCTTAAATGGACGTGTTGGTAATAGGATCTCACAGCACAAGTTACTTTGATAAATCGCATGATACTCTGGATCAAAAGGTCCTTGATTCATTACATTATCAATGAATACGAGATATATTCGACCCGTGTCTGTGCGTTCTTTTAGTATACCACCCTTGAAAACATCTTCAGCGTTAATGACCTTTTTACGTAGGTCTTTACGCTTTTCATATTTCACATATAGCTCTTCAAAAAGTTTTATATCTTTGTAGAAGGCTTCATATAAGTCTGGAACTTCGTTAGGATCGAAGAAAGTAATATCTTCTTTGTTCTTGAAACGTCTCCAGAAAAAAGCACTGAGCACAACCCCGTAGTCCATATGACGGACTCGGGTCTCTTCAGTGCCCTGATTGTTCTTGAGCACGATAAGGTCATCAAATTGATGATGCCATATAGGATAAAATACAGTCGCTGAAGCATTTCGGATACCTCCTTGTGAGCATGAGCGTAGATCACCGAACCACTTCTTAAGAAACGGAATCATACCTGTGTGCATGATCTCTCCACCGCGAATGGGAGATCCTAATGGTCTGAGACGTCCTATCTCTAAACCAATGCCAGCACGTTTGCTGGCATACTTGGCCATCATTTCACCAGAGGCAAAAATGGAATCCAAATCATCATCACTACGAATAAGAACGCAACTACTAAATTGCTTAGTAGGAGTTCCAAGACCAGCCAGCACGGGAGTAGCAAGAGTAAACAGGCCGTCTGAAGCACAGTTGTAATAGTCTTTGATAAGACGCATACGAGCCGAGTTAGGCTCTTCTTTATGAAACACTGTGGCTGCTGCAACCATATATCTAACTTGAGGGGTTTCATAGATTTCCTTTGTCGCACGATTGCGTACCAAATACTTCTCGATTAACTGCTCAATAGCTGCATATGAATACCCTTCATCTTTTTCATGATCAATCATATCTTCCATCTTGTTCCAGTCGTCTTCACTGTACCACTGTAATAGTTCTGGAGTATATAGTCCTACTTCAACATTCTTTTTAACAATCGTGTAGAGGTGGGGAACTTCGTATTCGCCATAGACATCTTTACGCAACATACTCAATCGTTGCTTGCCTGCTACATATTGATAGTTGGTATGACCAATATCTGGATTTGATTCTACATCGATTAGATCTACTATAGCTCTGAGAGTGATGCCGTCGATTTCGGTAGTAGTGATGCCGTCGTAAAAATGAGGTTGTGCTTTAATTTCAATCATTGACTGACTAACATCAGCGATACCTTTACAAACTTTCGCAACCTGTGCCTGCCACTTCTCAATCGTTAACTTTTCTCTTTCGCCGTTTCTTTTTATTACTGTTATTGTCGTCATTTGTTTCTCATTCATTACGTTATACGGACTGATATTTACCAACTTTTCTATTGTAGCCATAGAAGGGTGGTTTGGGATAGCTCACTTGTATCAGCTACAGCACCCCAATCAAGATTCAAAACATGTTCTTTGTTTACAATAAGAACATACTTGGGATCTTTTTCTTTTGGAGGCATAGACATATGTATCTCGCAAACGGTGTTCATAAACCTAGTTGTTAACTTAAGAGTATACAGCATTCCGAGAGCGATTGCAAGATCATCAAGGCGAGAATCTAATACCAAATGCCATGGATCGGGCCATTCGGCAGGATTGTTTGGGTTGAGATAACAACTAACAAATGGAGCTTTACCCCAGAATCTAGCAACATCTTCCAAAGGACTGTTGCTGGTTTCTAAACTGTCTCTAAATCTTTTCCATTCTGTTAGTCGTTCTGTGCCGTATTGATCAAACACCGTAGGTTACATCAAAGGAGATGGAACCAGTGGCGCCTGTAGCAACAGGATTCTTATAATATAACGCCACGGTATCGACGCCAGTTGTGGCATCGTTGTCTCTGAGTTCTGCGAAAAATTCAAAATTGGTCATTAGAGATCCTCCTGTGGACGCTATTAAAGATGGTGAATACTGATAGTTGTCAGTTAATGCAACTGATGATAATCCAGAGTTAACAGACATTGTTAGTTGTCCGACTCTTGTATGTGTACCTAACTCTAACACATAGTTGACTACTGTGTATTTGTTAAATGCTGAAAACACTGTCAATGGTCTGTAGCTGTCGTTGAGATAGATAACAGAATAGTTTCTATCAACAAAGGTAGCCTTGTCGCCATTGTATACTTCAGTGACTGAAGCTATGGTCCCGGAAGAAACAATAGCCGCTGCCTGATGTCTGTCACTGCTGCAATCAACTAATACGTTTCCGATCTTCTCTCCGAAAGATACGATTGACGATTTAGGATTACCTGCGGTGTATGTTAAGTTGCCGCAGTTTTTAAACTGGCAGCGTTGCATTCTAGTACCACGACCTTGTGTAGACTTGAATGCCTGTTTAGAAATTTCTTCAAACTCGCAGTCGTTGAACTGCCATTTGTTTCCTTGCCCTACTACACCTTCTACATAAACTGCTGTTGAGTTGACAAAGAACTTGCAGTTGTTAAAGGTCACTGCTGTATCAAATACTGCAGATTGAATACATTTTATACTGATACTGTTAGATTCAAAATCACACGACTTAAATCTAATATTGGTTACTTTAATACCGTCTAAAGTATTAATCCATACTACAGCCGAGTTGTCTGATGTTTCGGCTGCTACAGTATCGCCAAGAACATATGCTCCTGTAAATCGAACACCTTCAAACTCACTGTCGCCGAGTCCAGATAGGATCACTTGACCGGTCGTTCTTTGTATAGTTAAATTAGAAAAGGAAACATGCTTTGGTCTATTAGAGCTGGTAAACTCTGCTAGTTCTAAACCAGAACTAGTGACGAATCTAATGTTATTCGAACCTATGTTTAGCACAGCACCACGTGCAGTTTCACCTCGAATAATAACACCATCGGGAACTGTTAACGCACTAGAAATGAGATATACGCCGTTGGGTATCATCAATACTTTTTTATATCTCGAATCTACATTTTTAAATAACTGTGAAAATGCTGTTTGAAAAGCAGCAGTACAATCAGTTGCGCCATTGCCTAGTGCTCCAAAATCAGCCACTGACACATATTCGTCAATCTTGCCTTGTAGAGTTCTAGGCACACTTAAACTGATAGATGTGTCTGTTGAAGCAAACTGATACGCTGCTGCAAGATCTAAAATGTTATCGTGTTCTGTGAGAATCTTTGTATTGCCAACGTAAGGTGCACCTTCAGCAACACTGCCGTTACCAATGAATAGTTCTTGTGAATCTACAGCCCAAGCAAACTCAGCTGAGCTTAGTTGTGGAACTCCGCTGTTGGAGCTTTTTAGACCCCTACGGATCTGAATTTTCGATATCTGTACGACAGCCATAGATGTATACCCTTGTTAGAGTATTTATCTTACTGTGTCAGTAGTTGCTTGTAGCCCTGTAAGCCCGTTGTATAGTACTCTTCGACCTTGTTTAGCCAAGCATCTTGCCACTTGTTAAAGTCTGCTGGTTCTAGGGTAAACTGCTGATATTGAAAATCACGACTGCACATAAAGATCAAACCTTTACGGATGTCTGTGCCATAGACTTCATTATGTGCTAATATATAAGCCATTAACTGCATGTAATAATCTTCAACCCATTCGGCTTTCTTAGGCTTGTTGGTCTGCTTGTAATCCATTACCGCAGGCTCTCCTTCGTGTACACCAACCAGGTCAGTGGTGCCCGAGAACAGGCCTGGAAAGTAAAGACTCTGTTCCATTGCCCAGATTTCATTTACTTTGCTTAGACCGTTTTCAATAATAACATCAGCCATTTTGTTAGCCTGTACATGTACAGGTGCATTGCCAGGTTGACGTTGTTCACCTACAACGAATCGTTCTAAGTTGGCATGCATGGCAGTACCTACACCAGCAGCTTCTGTAGTGATCTGTTGTGCCTTGGCATGTCCGATACGATTCTTCCATTCGTTTAAATGGGTCATATCTTTGGTTGCTGAAAGGATTGTAGTTACACTGGGCAGTGTTTCGCCATCGGGCGTTTGATATACACGTTTACGTGTCACAGGGTCGTTTACTTGTACACAGTTTTTATATTGATAACGTTCAACGAACGGTGGTGGTTGAATAATATTGGTCATAGTGTATATATTACACTAAAAAGTTTAGGCTGTCAACCTTGGGCTTGAGCTAGTTGTTGTGGAGCGGCAGAAGCTGCCATTTGATCTACTTGATCTTGGCTAGTCTTGCCAGTCTTCTGCGGACTCTGTTCCTGATCGTCTGGTGCGCCTGGAACCTTAAGTGTGATACCGTCGGCATTGTAGTCTTTAACCAATGCTTGAAGTGCTGGAGTTGAATCGAAAATAGATTTAAATGTTTCATAGTCGGCTGCGAACTCGAATCCGTTTGATCTTGCAATTTTGCCTAGGCCATTCCAGTTCAGTTGTGCTGGTGCTTTCTTGCTGGCAGCTCTGCCAACATAGTTTCTAAGGATCATGATAAACTTATCAATCCCATCATCTTCACCAGCAAATTCAAAAAATCGCATTATTGTTGCCCTAGTTGCTTTTTAAGTTCTTCTATGGATTTTTCCATAGCAGCTATCTGATCTTTGATAGACTTATCTTTTTCTTGTTGTGCTTTTTGATCTGCTGCCTGTTGTGCTTGTTGAGCCTGTTGTTGTTGCTGTGCTGTTTTATCATCTGCTGCAGATTGTTGTCCTGCTGCCTGTGGTTGTCCTGCAGGAGGTTGTTGTGTTGTTTGACCTTGAGGAGAGTTAGGAGATGCGCTGGCTGCTGCTTGAGGAGTTGCACCTGTGGCCGCCTGTTGTGCGGTACCTGCTGCTTGTTGTGCGGTACCTGCTACTCCAGATGCCTGCTGACCTACTTTGCCAACGCCACTTGCAACCTTACTACCAATATTTGCAACCCCAGTTGCAATCTTACTACCTACATTTGCTGCGACTCCAGCTGCTTTACTAGCACCAGTTCCAATGGCTCTGGCAGCACCGCCAAGGGCAGCACCTACGGCAGGTAGAAACTCATCTAGTTTCTGCCGTTCTGCCTCAGTGATGATGTCATTAAGTTTCATTAACCTGCTAACACTTTCATTAGACGGTTTTGATAGTTGATGCTTTCACGTTGTTCACGTCCAGCAGTTTCCATTCCACCGACACCTGGCTCGCTGGCTGCGAAGTCGTCCATTGGAGGCTCTTCACCGCCAGTGTTCATCATGTCTGGTTCAGCGTCTCCACCGAAGTCGTCCGGAGCTCCGCCTGCATCACCACCAAGCATGTCAGCAGCTTGTTCTTCGCCTGTTAGCGCACGAACGCTGGTGCTTAGTGCTTCACGAGTGTCTTTCAAGTTTTGTAGTGCTTGTTGAATAGCTGGAGCACAAGAACTGATAAATGTCTTAGCAGCTTCTGCACCCATCTCATCACGGATAGAGTCACCTAGTGTTAGGAGTGTATCATTCTCCATACCAGAAAGTTCTTCAATCCAACGACCTACTCTGTCAACCATTGTTTTTGCTGTGACAATCGCAGACGCTTGCTGGATTTCACCTTCTCTTAGATTACTCATATCATCTCCTGTATTTTTTGATTCT